GCTCTTGAGGTAAATTACAATGGTGAGCTTCTGGTTGATAAGTTTCTTGCTGACGAGGATCTTTTTGAAGAACTTTTTGTTTACACCAAGCATTCCGAATCTGCTAGATCCTCTAAAGTTGGTATAAAATACAATGAAAAGAACAAGATGAAAAACTGTGAGCAGCTCAGAACTCTTGTTAGAGCAGACAGGATATTGGTAAATGATAAGAAATGGACAGTACCTGAGCTATTCACATTCGGATTGAATTCAAGGGGAACCTATTCTAGTCAAACGGGTCACGATGACGTGGCAATGTCCTTAGTCAATCTACCCTCCGCATTCGAAAGTGGCGATTTCTATCAGCTAGTCGGTGAGCTTTTTGATGGGATGGAAAATTCTTACAAGGGACTAATATTGAATAAAATGGGGGACAGCGGGCAGTCTCATACTAATGATGAATTTGGATTTGGTAATCAAGGACCTTCTACTAAGGACGGAAAAAGCTTCAGGGACTTTAGTTCCATGCTGTAGTCCCTTCTTTTTCTAATTTGGTTTGATATATAGACAAAGAAGAAAAAAATCGTAAAGAAATAATGGCACAAAAAATTAAAATCGACTATTCACAATTTAGAGCATCAGGCGTTTACACACTGGAATTTGACAGTTCCGCTAGTGTGATATTAACGTCTACCACTATAAGATTGGTAGTTGGATTCTCTAACAAGGGCCCATTCAACACACCGGTTTACATACCGGATGCATCTACAATGATCTCGATTTTTGGTGATATTGACAGATCTCTAGAAAATAGAGGATCTTTCTTCCAAAGATCTATATTAACCTGCTTGAATGCGGGACCAGTTTTTGCTTTAAATTTATTGAAGCTTAATGATGATTTGGACAGTGCTACCCCTGATGTTGTTGATTATAGATCTTATTCTGTTGATACCGAACAGTTTAATGGTATTTTAACAAGTAAACTATACTCGTCTTTTTATAACAAAGAGAGATTTTGGTTTGCTTCAACTGAATACTTCTTGGCCACATTGAGCTTACTAGATCAAGGAAGATTACTCAATCTTGTTAATATTGGTCAACAACCGATGAGTGTTATCATAAGAAAGTCCACTGACTCGACAACACCAATAAAGGGATATAATATCTTCGCTATAGATTGGTATGGTGCTGATAATGTGCCTAGTTTTATGCACCCTTATGATTACATTCAGGATTATTTCATTGATGTTATTGCAGTTTCTGGTAGTTGGACTAATTACCCACAGCTTTCTGTAGATCCTCAATGGAGTCAATATTTTACATCCAATGGATTTATTAAGAGCCAGATGGATAATTTCCTTAATAATCCTAATGTTCAGCTTCTTGTTTATCAAACAGGATGTATTATACCTGATTTTACCGATTTGAATGGCATCAATCAGTATATCCAAACCTTAATCAACAGTAATACTGCTGCAACGGGTCTATTCTGTGCTATAGATGAAAAGGCTTTTGATGATATTTGTAATAATACCTACAGGATAGATCTTGTAGGTAATAACCTTATCGACGAATTAACATCAGATAGAGACTTACTAAGTCCAAGACTTGATTTCTTAAGCTACGACCAAGCTCTATTAGCTGATTATCTTTACACAGAAGCAAATTACGGAGTTACTGGTGCATCTGGTGCAACTGGTGGTAATATGTACGTTGGTACTTTATTCGACCCGATCACATTCGGAGCTACCGGTGGTACAACAGACAAGGGTCTTTACGCAAATACATTCCAGGCTTACGATCCGAATGCATTTGATGGCGGATATCACTATATCATTACAGGTACAGGTGGAGCACCTCCTTTAACAACATCTCAGAAATCTTCACTTAAGACATTCTGTGACATTTCTTCTTCAGCGGATCAGAAATTTATTATAGGTAAAGCTACTATACCAGCTGGTGTAACAGGATCTGTGCCTTTAAGCTTCGGAGGTCCAAACACAACTCAGCTAGTTAAGCTTAAGATAGCTTTAACTAAGACAGCTAGCTCTGAAGTTAAAATTCTATGGCAACATCCGTTGGATACTGCTTTCTATAGATCTCAAGGTATTACAGTTGAGCCTTGGGCTTACTTGCAACAAGTTCCTGTCGATCCGGATATCGCATTCTTAAATTCAGGAGTTGGTGTATATCAATTCGGATGGGCGGATAGAGTAGGTGAAGAGAATATTCTAAATCCCAATGGAGCTGGAGTAACTGGATCTGGCTTCCCTAATGGCTATTCCAATTCTTTGATAGCGTATTCAATGTCTGATCCTTATATTGATTACCAATATAATGAGACTGCAGATGGCGATATTATTTGGAAAAATTCAGACGGGTCTGACGCTCAATATACAGATTACCAAAGTCTAGTTGATGCAGACGGATTTCCTTACGTAGCTGTTAGAGCTTTTAGTAACAACTCTCTGGATATTACTAGCCTAGAGGATATTGCTGCTTTTGGTGCTTCATATGCTTCAGATAACGTGGGTCTACCAGTTTCTGCAGGCAAGCTAGATATCATATCACAAAATGGAAACATAAACGATTACCTAAACGTCATAACTAGAATAGATGCCACAACGTTTACTGTAGGTTTAGACGCCATTGGTAACGTTCCCTTAGCAGTTGGCGATTGGATAGTTTCTACTGACCTTAATATATGCCTAGATGATGCAGGGACAAGACAATCTAGATTAGGAAAGATTACTACAGTTTCTACTACAACAACTAGCGGTGTGTATAGAGTAACTTGTGCTAGACCAGTACTTTACTACTCAGGAACGCCTCTAAGAGTTCAGAAGTTCACATCAATTGAAGATTTCACTACATCCTTCGATTTCACATACTTCCAAGGGTTCGTTATGACCGAAAGACATAGACCGAATGGAACTGATGCTAGACTAACCGAGATACTAGATGTACTTTATAATACAGATCTTGCTATAGCGCTTGCTAATAAGGACGCTATAACTTACAGATACATTATCGATACGTTCGGTGGACAAATACTTCCTAATTCTAAGTATCAATTAAGTAAGTTAGCGATGATGAGACAGCAATCGCTTGCTATTATTAATGCACCTTCTACTGCTCAATTCCAGGCTTCTACTGATCCTAGATTTACAGATGCGCCTACAGCTACTAATCCTAAGCCATTGCTAAACACTGCTTATATAGCTTCTGGAGGTAATCTATCTTTGAATCCTACATATACATTCAGTCTTCCTTCCGAAGCTGATGGAGCTAAATTCTGTGCATTCTACTCACCTTATATCACTATAAGGGAGTCAAACAGAAACGTAAACGTTCCGCCGGCAGCTTTAGTTTCTAATAATTTCATTAGAAAATTTGCGACAGGTGAACCTTATGCAATCGTAGCAGGTCAAAAAAGAGGGGTTCTTTCAGGTCAAACTATAGTAGGTGTTGAATATGATTATAGCGATGCAGACAGAGGAAATTTAGAGCCATTCGGAATGAATCCTATCATCAGAAGAAAAGGAGTTGGTGTAGTTATATTCGGTAACGGAACTGCTTATCAACAAGTTAATTCTGCATTCAGTCTTGTTCACGTTAGAGATTTGCTCATCAGCATTGAAACTGACACCAATCAAATTCTTTCTAACTATCTGTTTGACTTCAACGAGGATTCAATCAGACTTGAAATTAAGACTTTGGTTGATAATTACTTGGATGGAGTGAGAGCAGGAGGTGGTATTTATGCTTATAAGACCATCATGGATGCTACTAACAATACACCAGCTATCATTGATATGAACATGGGGGTTATTGACATCATCATCGAGCCTGCAAGAGGTATACAGAAATTCATAAACAGAATCACTGTAACCAGAACAGGCGGTATAGCTGCTGGAGGATTCATACAGTTTGTATAAAATTTGATCACTCAGAAGCAAATAGATAAATAGTTAGTATATGGCAGGCTTACCACATTTTTCAAACTCGATCTCATCGATGAATAACTTCGAACCGGTTTACTTAAACCAGTTTGAGGTAGTAATAAATCCTCCAGCTGCTGTAGCTGGTGGACCTATTCTTTTACAGCACGTAACGAAGGTTTCGGGTATGGATGTAGATAAAAATCCAGCACCAGTAGCTCAAAAGTACAAGTTTGCAAAAAGAAACTACGCGGGAGCTAAACCAGATACTACTGGAATGACTCTTTCTATGAATTTCACAGTGAATTTGAACGATGCTAATTCTATGTATGTTTTTAAAACACTAAGACAATGGACGGATCTTAT